ACCAGAGATTCCTTCAGTTGTAATGCAAGGTTTCTGGGCAAATGTCTATAACTCTACGTTGTCTGCACTCGCTACACCAATCAAAGCTGGACTTGCTAACGCCGCAGTTCTGGTTGAGAAGCCTCTGACGCTTATGGCTGGTGCTCTGATTAAAGGTGATAAATATACAATGCGTCGTGGCATGTACCAATACATGGCTATGACAGATACGTTAGGCAAGGGTATGAAGTACTTCGGAGAGACACTACGTCGATCTGGTGTAGATCCTAATTACTCTGGTGTTGCTGGTCGTGAATCACTTATACGACAGAACGAAAAGCAACTAGAAATTATGAATGCATTTGCTGATGCAAAGGCTATGGAAGGTGATTATGGTCCTCAAGCCATGATGGCTCAGATCGAGGCTATTAACGATTTAGCTCAGCATCCATGGTTGAGGATGGGAACACGGCTTATGCAGGCTGCTGACGGCTTTACACAGGCTGTTATTGGCAATATAGAAGCTCGTGGTAAAGCGTTTGATCTGGTCGCTAAAGGCAAGATTGATGCTGATGCTATGGATACTGTTGCTCAATCTGCATATAAGGAGATCTGGAAACTAGATGAACAAGGTAGAGCAATTATTTCTGATGAAGCTGTTAAGAAGGCATCAGGTGAGATTGCTATGAACTTGGATAATGCTGCTAACGACGCATTGTCAAGTGTTATTCGTAAAGTTCCTGCTCTAAAACCTTTCCTGCTCTTCACTAAAACACCTATCAACATGATGGGTTTTGCTGCATCTCATAGTCCAATGGCATTGTTCATTGATGATCTTGCACAATTTGGTAAGAACTTTGATCAACTTCCTGCTGGTAAAGCAGAACAACTTCTGAAGTCAAAAGGTATTGAATTTAATCCTGAAACGGCAGAGATTGCTTATAACTCTATTCGTGCTGAGATGAAGGGTCGTAAAGCATTAGGTACACTTGCTGTTATGGCAACCATTGGTCTTTTCCTTACCGGAAATATTACTGGTAATGGTGTTTATGACAGACAGAAACAGCAAGGTCGTAGACAGTTTGATTGGAAACCACGTTCTATCCGCCTACCTGGTGGTAAATGGGTTAGCTATGACAACCTAGGAGCTATTACCGATTGGATGGCATTGACTGCTGACATTATGGATAACCATGATGTGTTAGCAGCTGGTGATTTTGAGCAACTAATGAGCGGCATGGGTTTTGTCATTAGTGCAAGCTTTACCGATAAATCAATGCTTGCTGGAATTGAACCTTTGTATGACATGGCTAATGGTAATGTCGGAGCTATCAATAGATGGACATCCAGCTTCCTACCTGCAGCAACGATGCCAGGCGCTAGTCAGATGGCAGAACTTACTCGTTTGATGTCTCCTAATCTACGTGTTGTAGAAGAACGTTTAGACGCCATGCTGGCTAATAGAACACCTCTTAAAGTTACTTTGCCTGATCAATATGATTGGATTGATGGAGATAAGATTGTAGATTATGCACCTGAAGAAATTCTAACCCGCCTTTGGAATACGTATAGTCCTTGGAAAGTCAATGGCAAAATCAGTGATGTCAAACAATTCCTGATTGACATTGAATATGACCACAGACCAAACCTAAAAACTGATGGTCGTGGTACTGACCTGTCCATTAAGGAACAAGCTGAGGTTTATAGAATTATGGGTAGAGATAAGATTTTCAAAAAAGAAGTAGAACGGATTATGAAATCACAAACTGGTAAACAGTTCCGTGAAGCTTTCCGTATTGCACAACAGAATGGTATGGAGCCTGAACTTAGTAAGTTTACTTCTATCCACACTGAATTGACTAGAGCTTTAAATCTAGCCAAAGAATTAGCTATTGCTGAAATTGATGCCAATAGTAATTACTCTATCTTAAATCGTAAATACGAAGATAAGACTCAGCAACAAGAAAACCAACTTTCAACCGTTCAAAATATACTTAACCAAACAAAGGTTAGATAAATTATGGCTCTAGATTTAGACTGTCTAACAACTGAATATTTTACAGGTGATGGTGTAAAAACAGCCTATAACCTATCGTTTGATTTTGTTGATGTCGCAGACATTAATGTAGCTTGGCATTCCTCAGTAGGTAGTGAATACACAACACTGCCTTCAACTGATACTACTTATGGGTATCAAGTTGATACAGGAGCCAATGGTTCTTTTATTCGTTTTAATAACCCACCAGCAAACAATCAGAAATTTTTTGTCTATAGGCTTACTTCTATTGACCCACTAAAGGCTGATTTTGAACCTGGTCATCCAATCAAGGCACAAGACCTTGATGATAATTTTAAACAACTAGCAAATGCAATTGAGGATACTCGATGCATTGTCGAAGGCATTGTTGATAATGAACTTGTAGATCCTGGTGACATCTATTGGAAGAAAGCAGGTGAAACTGTTTATTCTAATAATGACTGGGCATCTTCTGATTGTTATGTTGCTTCTACTAAAGCTATTGAACAACGATTTAGTTCATTAGTTCATATGGGTGTAGACCCTCCAAGTGGAACTAATTATGATGGTCAACTATGGTGGGATACAGATGATGGTAATCTTTATGTTTACTATTCTGATTCTGATAGCAACCAGTGGGTAGAAGCTAATGTCACTACTGGAGAAGCACCTAGTGATGGACTTATCTACGGTAGAAAAGATGGTAATTGGTCAGTAGTACCTGTTTGGCAAAATGGATATGTAAGTGATGTACCAGCTGCTACCGGTCTATCTTATTTAAGGACTAGCGGTGCAGTTGCTGGTGATTATGGTACGTGGACAGCTACAAACGTTTATTCAAATGCTGATCAAACTAAGCTTGCTGGTATTGAAGCCGGAGCTACTGCTGATCAGACAGGTGCAGAGATTAAAGCTGCTTACGAGGCAGAGGCTGATACAAATGCATTCGATGATGCAGCAGTTACGAAACTTGCTGGTATTGCAACAGGAGCACAGGTCAATGATCCTAATACTGTTGTCGACCCAAACTACGTTGCAACAGATGAGAACTTCACAACTGCCGACCATGCAAAGCTCGACGGTATAGAGACTGCTGCTACTGCTGATCAGACTGGAGCTGAAATTAAAGCTCTATATGAAGCAGAAGCTAATGCCTACACAGATACTAAAGATACTAAACTTTCTGGTATTGAAACTGGCGCTACAGCTGACCAAACAGGTGCTGAAATACTTACAGCTATTAAGACTGTCGATGGCACTGGGTCTGGTTTGGATGCAGATCTACTTGACGGTCAGGAAGGTTCGTATTACCTAGATTATAATAATTTCACTAATACTCCTGGTGGCAGTGTAACTGGTTTCTGGAATGCAAGTGGAAGCGACATTTATTTTAGTTCTGGAAATGTTGGGATTGGAACTTCGTCACCAGAATACATATTTGATACTCGTGGAAGCATTAACGTTAGCGGCAGTATTTTTAGGCGTAGTGCTGACAATGCAACTTTTTCTATTACAAATAGAGCCAATCAACCTATAATTTTTGGCACAAATGACACCGAGCGGATGAGAATCGATAGCTCTGGAAATATAGGCCTGGGGACTTCCTCTCCAAGCACGGTTTTACATATTAAAAATAATTCTCCTTATATAAGACTTGAAGATATAAACGACAACCAAGATTGGGAAATACGTGGAACCAGTAGATTTAATATTTTTGACATAACGGATAATACTGAACGTTTTTCCATAGATACTAACGGAAATACAGGAGTAGGAACAGCGTCGCCACGACGGAACTTTCACGTTCACAATCCAGCGACAGCAACAACAGGGTTGATGCTTACAAACGCCAATACAGGTGAAGCTAATGACAGTCAAGGTTTTCAGTTAAAGGTTGGAGCTGATAGTCATGTTGAAATTTCTCAAATGGAGAACAGCCATCTTGGGATTTTTACAAACGCTAACGAGCGGATGCGAATCGATAGCTCTGGAAAAGTCGGCATATCAACAACGTCACCTAGTGAGTCGTTAGAAGTTGCAGGCAATGGACTTAAAGTTTCAGGCCAAACCAGTGGTGTTACGGATGGAGGTATAACTTTTGATTGGGACAGCGGAAGTAATAACGGTCGAATTTTTTCTGAAAGTGCTGGAAGTTCTAACCTACTTTTCTACACCACGAACTCTGGTACTCGTGCAGAACGAATGCGAATCGATAACAATGGAAATCTTGGCATCGGCACGGATTCTCCTTTAGATGCTTTGCATTGCAGTACAGGAAACAATAATGATTCTGGAGAAAAGACTATAGCCATTGGCGGTTCAATTAACAATGCAAGAACCGCCTCAATTACGAAAAATACGAGCACTCCCTATGAATTGAAAATAGCATCTTCACGAGATGCTTCTTTTAACACTGCAATAGCCTTTCAGACGAGAGTAGGCAACGAGGCAATGCGAATCGACAGCTCTGGCAGGTTGTTGGTGGGGCATACTGCAACTGTTGATACTAGCACTTTTAACTCTAATCTTCAACTCATGGGTACAGATGCTCATGGTTCATCTGCAACATTAGGTAGATTTAGTGCTGATGCTGGTGCTCCTTCAATTAACCTTAGTAAATCAAGAAGTGGGGCTAAAGGTGGCCATGCGATAGTTAATAATAATGACTCGTGTGGAAATATTTTCTGGTGGGCATCTGATGGAAGTGATTATGAACAAGTTGCGCAAATTGGTGCAGAAATAGAAGGAACTCCTGGCGCAGGTGATACTCCTGGTGCTCTAACTTTCAGTACAACTGCCGACGGTGCATCAACATCAACTGAGCGCATGCGAATAAGACCCGATGGAAGAGTTGGGATTGGATGTACTCCTGTTAGAGATCTTCAGTTACATGCTTCTGACGCATCAAGTGAATTAATGCTTTCAAATACTACTACCGGAGCAACCGCAGGTAGTGGCTTTATGATTCAGCAAGATGGTAACGATACTTATATTTGGAATAAAGAGAATAGTTTTATGTCGTTCGGGACTAATGCACTTGAGCGAATGAAAATCGACAGCTCGGGAAATGTTGGGATTAACTTAACACCTAGTGGTAGTTCAAAACTGCAAGTCGGCGGCAGTATGCGCTTTGCTAGTAGCGGCGCTGCTAATGATAGTACAAACCCAATTATTTACAGAGTAGCTGGCGAAGATTCCCTTGCATTTGCAAGTGGAAATTCCGAGCGGATGAGAATCGACAGCTCAGGAAATGTTGGCATCAACACGAGTTCGCCCAATGAAGGACTTGAACTTTTCGAAAAAAGTCTTAGGTTCAGCAGAACCTCAGGCGTTACCGCACACGCCAACATATCTTTAACACATGTTAGCTCAGCAGATCATGGATCCGTGTATCTTTCCACAAGTCTTGCCACAGGTGGGTTTGTATTCAGAACAAATGGATCAACTGAGCGGTTGCGAATCGCAGGAGATGGTCAAACTTATTTTTCATCAAGTGCGCCAGGTACTACTAGCTTCGGAACATCTATTGGACGTGCTGGCATTCCTGGTTTTTTTGAGACTTTCCGAAATGGAGGCAGTACTGCTATTATTGCTCAAATTGGCGGTAATTCTGGTTTCGCAAACATCAAGGGTGATGGCGATCTAGAAAATAGCAATAACTCTTACACTGGAATTTCGGATATTAAATTAAAAGAAAACATTGTCGATGCTAATTCTCAGTGGGATGATTTAAAGGCTTTGAAAGTCCGTAAATATAATTTTAAGGCCGCATCCGGTTTTAGCACTCACACTCAAATAGGCCTTATAGCTCAAGAGGTTGAGCTGACTTCACCCGGCCTGGTAGGTGAGACTACAAACGACGACAATAAGGAGGTTACCAAAAATGTAAACTACTCCGTGCTTTACATGAAAGCTGTTAAAGCACTTCAAGAAGCAATGAAACGCATCGAAGACCTTGAAGCAAAAGTCGCAGCTCTTGAGGCTGGTTGACAGTAAACCGTCCCGTGGCAACGCGGGGCTTTTTTTATTTAAACAAATACTATTTAATTATGTCTAACACTTATACATGGGAAGTCGGTCAATGTGATCGCATTCTTGCTACCGGAATGATTACTAATTTGCACTATACGGTAAATGCTACGGATGCAGAAGAAACGTATTCCGTTGGTGCATACGGTTCTGTTGGTCTTGAGCCTGCTGACCCTGAAACAATGATTCCTTATGACGATGTTCAGGAATCGGATGCTATTGCTTGGGTACAAGCTGCTATTGGTGGCGAAGAACAAGTCACTGTAATTTGTAATGCACTAGACGCTCAGCTTGCAGAAAAGAAGACTCCAACAGTAGGAGCCGGTATTCCTTGGAATACTAATGAGGCTCAGGATGTTCAATAATGAGTATTAATTTTCCTGCAGATAGAACAGAGGCTGGTATTGCTGGTGGTGGAGCACTAATTATTAACGATCAATGGTATTCCACTTCCAACAATACGCTGTACACTGTTGTTGCATTTGACGATGACAACGAAATTGTTTGGAAAGGTAATACTAATAGACGTACTGGCGATTCTACACTTCAAGAAGTTTTAAATGAAGGTAACACAGCTAATGATGCTGGTGGCAACATTGATAACTTTGAACTGACAAGGACTGGCAGTGGTCTACAAAAACTTACTAACGTACAACCTGGCAGTATCAATCTAAAAGACGAAACTACAAGTATTGGTCCTAGGATTGTCTTTAATAGTTCAAATGACGGTAACTTTGAAGGTAGAATTAGCGTAAAGGATGATGAAAGGCTAACGCTAGAGACATCTAATAACGAAGGTATTTGGGTTAAAGATGCCTATATAAGTAACAGTGGCAGTCAAGTACAACGTGTATTTAGGATCGAACCTAATGAAGAAGAATTTGCTGTAGGTGTTTACAGCATTCTTGATCCATTGTTTGGCGGTCCTACAACAGAAACATGGAATATTGGTGATGCTGCTTACGAATCTAACTATACAGTAGCTCAAGCATATACAAGAGAAAATTGGTCTACAGCATTCAACAGAGCACTACAAAATAATCCTATCGGAGGCCAAGCTGCTCTGACCAACGGACCAATTAAGACTGTTATTTTTCCTGCTGGTGAATATCTTTTACACGATTCTGTAGTTAGGACCCATGTGGCAACTCTTGTAGGTGAGGGTATTGGTGTTACTACATTTAGAATGGAAGAACGTGTAGAAGACGTAAGTGGTAGCGGTAAAATTGTCTTGTGGAGGATGCCTCCTACTTCAATTACTTCTGATGGTTCCACAGCAGCAGGTCAATTCTGCCTTGCTAACAAAGGAAATGTGACTGGAATTTCTTTTGTAGGGCATCAATCTGGCCGATCTTCTGACGGACCTGCAGATGAATATGATGGTGATAGTGATGTTACTGCAGGCGAAGAAGATCAAACAAATGGTGATTATAGTACCGTCCTAGCTTTTAGAGCTTACGACAATAATGGGTATAGGTTTAATACTCAAGAGCATCTTGATTCAAATCCATTAGATGAAAATGGCTACGATCAAAAAAGACAGCAAGACTCTGCGGACATGGATACTAAATTCATTAATTGTGGATTTGGTAGTAAGGGTAAAGGCGGTAAAAGGAACGGCATTCTAAAATACATTGGAAGAAACGGATACATTAGTAATTGCACTTTTAATAGTAATTACACTGGCATTGTCCTTACTTTTCCAAATAGAGCTGGGCATGATTTAGCAACTTTCCGTTTAGGTAGTAACAACCCTTCTGATTCACAACTTTGTAATATCAACGATAGTGTAAGCAACGAGAATCAAGGTGGTATTTATGGCTGGCGAAGAATGCAAATTCTAGGCTGTACTTTCCATATGAACAAAAAAGCTCACTGCATTAGGATGTTTGGTAAGTTCCAGTGTTCTGGAATGATTATTGATGGCTGTTTGTCTGATGTTGGCGGACAACTTCTTGAGGTTGATAGCACCGGACCTACTGGAGGTAATGTCGATAACGGTAATGTTTACAACAATGGTGTTGGTGGTGGTTTAAAAAATTGCGTTATAAGCAACAATTCATTTGGTAATCAAACAAGTAGCGGTGCATACATTACCTTTTTAGATGGCAGATTTGATGGCAACATCATCACTGGTAATTCCTTCTATGGCAATGATGATACGTATCTGCACTCTGAATGTAATACCCTTGCACAACCTAATGGGACAGTGATAAAGCGTTGCGAACACGCAATTAATATTAAAACCCACCCTGTTGAACCTGGAGGATCACCTAATGGTAGAGATCCAGTAATCCGTGGCTTAGTTATTACCAATAACAATTTCTCTTATTTTACTAACAATGCAATTGATGTAATGTCGGAGAATGTTAAAGGTTTGATTGTCTCTAATAATTATTTTTATAATATTGGTTGTCCTAAACAAGATACTAGCGTCACACCTCCCATTATGGATTTAGGCAGACCAGATGCTGTTGCCGTAAGAGTTGAATTTAATACATCAGCAACTATTTCTAATAATGTACTGATTCAAGAAACTGATGGATTGGCTAATCCATTCGGTACAAACTTCTTTAAAACTACTTTGACAAGCGGTAACCCTGGAAATCAAGGAAATACAAGCAATAATCCCATGCCTGAACAGATTGTTGCTAATAATGTCCGTACAGAAACCAGTCTTACTACTCTACCTGGCACTGTATAAATATCATGATAGAAACTGTTGTTCCTGTTGCTGTAGCTATGGCTACTGGCTTCAGTGTGCTCATAACCCGTATCCACTCACGGGTTCATGAGTTAGACCGTCGTGTAGATGGTGTTGAGCTAAGGGTCGCAGAAGACTATCTAACTAAACAAGAGTTTTCTCAAGTCCTTGAAAGAGTGGAAACCCATATGGTTCGTATTGAAAACAAACTCGACAAAATTATTTTCAAATGATTAATCTTATCCGTCCAATTATTTTTGCTTTTCTTACTTCTGATGCAGTAAAGAACCTTGTAATTGATTTGCTTTCTGCTTATGCCCAACGTTCTGACAACAAAGTTGATGATTATGCAGTCAATTTGATTCGTCAGGAACTATTTAACGATGACTAATTGCACACCTTTTGATCCTTCTCAGTACCAATACGTTAGATTTGTAGGTAAGGGTACAGCAACTGGTCTTGACTCTACTTATGATATAACAGATCAATCAGAAATTTTTAAGGGTTCTTACATTGATAATAATGGTAATATTGAAACGCCATGGACTGTATTAGCAACAGGTGACCACCGATATGTTGGTACTTTATGGAATTATCAATTAACTACTGGCGGTGGCTCTCCACGTTTATACGATGCAAGTGTAAATGTTACTAATGGTTATCATGAGTTTGATCTTGGTGGTCTAAGGAAAACCAGCTGGACACCAGCAGTTAATTTCTATGATCATCTAGATCAAGATATTCCCGGTGGTCCACAAATTGGTACAGGTCAGGGTGTTCCATGGCGAGCAAACGTAACCGTAACTACTAATGGTTTACAAGGTGGTTTTGGTAATAACACTGCTGCTATTGGCGATTTAGGTTCTCTTGGTAATTTAGCAAATCCTTTAGGAACTTTAACAGATACACCACTTTTTGCAGTTAGATCATTAGCTTCTGTACGTAATACTGGAACTCCTAGTGGGTTATATCCTGAAGTTGATGATTTTATTACACTAACGATTGAGGGTCATTGGGAATTTTCTAATGATCAGGCAACTGTAGAAGCTACATGGTTAGGAACTAACGATGCTGGTGAAGATTTAGAATGTTTACCTGACCCACCTGCTCCAAGTTGCACCTTATTTGATCCAACTGTTTATACGCATGTTAGGTTTAAAGGTACTGCTACTGTAACTGACTACGTAGATTGGAGTAATTATCCTGATCAAGAACCTGGCACTTATTCTGTCCAATCTAATTGGAAATATATGGGATATCCCGAGGGACATGCCCAACATTTTGATGCTTTATTTGTAGGTAGTGCTGCTGGAGCTAACCCTAATCGTAATGGTTATCAATCTGAATTAACTTCATTTTTATGCAGTAGTCCATATACAGATTCTGAAGGTACAACAACATGGACTAGCAGTTATACAAATGATAATTTAACTGTTACTCCTTGTGGTAATGGTCAAGGTAAACCTTGGCTTACTAAAGTATCAGTAAGTACAACAGGTTATGAAGCTCCAGGTAGTAATGCTATACCAAGAATACATCTAGGTGATCTAGGTAAAATCAGATATAACAACGGTTTAAATAATGTAGTTGATTTTCCATTCCCATATCCAGCAAATATGGGTTTTCCTGAATTTTTTGCAGTCGTCTGGACAAATAGAACAAACAGAGATGAAGTTGGTTCAGCTAGTATTGATGGTGTTTGGGAATTTTCAAATGATGGTGGTCAAACCATAGCTGCTACTTGGAAAGGTTTAAATGATAAAGGTCAAGATATTGATTATCTTGAATGTGTTGGCTACGACTCAACAGTCTGCCCAGCTCTTCCATATAACCCTACATGGCTTAGTAACCCGTGTCCTCGACTTCCACTACCTATTGGTCCTGAACTGTCCTGTCCAGAGCTTCCTGGACCGCCTGATGATAAAGATCCACCAATACCTAACTCATGAAAAAGAAAGCAACAGAAGACCAGTTTAATGAGCTACATAATCTTGTCACCAAAGAGTTCCTTGCCCGTGTGAAATCGGGTGAGGCTTCTACACAAGATCTAAAAGCAGCTTGTGACTGGCTAAAAACTAACGATATTTCTGGAGTTGCAATGGAAGGAAGTCCTTTGTCTAAATTAGCAAGTATTATTCCTGAAGTTGATCCAGAAT